GTGCCGTTGAAACAAAAATGGCAATTTAGTTCTAATGGAAAAATTATAGTACCTTCATCTGGTGAACCAACTGGTCTAGACCTTAGTGGTAAAGATATAATAAATTCTGGCAATACAACGTTCAGAGATACTTCAATTCAAAGAACAGCTTTCACAATGAATAGAAGTATACCAGCAACATCAAGAGGTGTTTCTGGTGACATTAAAGGAAATGTGGCAGCCAATACTACTTATTTTTACTACTGTACAGCTACATACACAACAGGTGCAGCCGATATATGGAAACGAGTATCGTGGAGCAATGATACCTGGTAATTTTATGGAAAATAATATGAATACATTTGACAAGAATATGGAAAAAATATTTGATGTTACACCGATTGAACCTAAAGAAAAAAGTTTAGTCACTGTAACACCAGATACAAATGAACCAGACCTAAAAGAAGATTTGGCTGATGCATATCAACAGACTAAAGATAATTTACAAGAGTTGATTGACCAAGGCAAAGATGCCATGGATGAAATATTGAATATCGCCAAAGCAGGACAACACCCACGAGCCTTTGAGGTCTATGGCACACTATTAAAAAACGTAGTAGATGCAAACAAAGAACTATTAGCAGTACAGAAACAGATGCGTGTTATGAATGGTCCCGAAAAAGATGGAGACACTAAAATAGATAAAGCTATATTCATAGGTTCTACTGCTGAATTGAATAAGTTACTCAGAGGTAAAGAATGAGTGAATTGCATAGTGGTGATGCATACCGGGACAATCCCTTATTAAAGAAGGCTGGCGTTAAGGTAGAGTACACCAAAGAACAGATTGATGAATATGTTAAATGTGCAAGTGATCCGGTATACTTTGCCAAAAACTATATTAAAATTGTCAACGTTGATGAAGGTCTAATCAACTTTGCGATGTGGGGGTTTCAAGAGGAAATGATTCGGTTGTTTGCATCCAATCGTTTCGTTATTACTAAATGTCCTCGTCAGGTTGGAAAAACAACAACCACTGTTGCTTATATGTTGTGGGCAACTATCTTTACTGACACACAAAACTGTGCCGTTCTGGCAAACAAAGGTTCTCTTGCAAGAGACATTCTTTCAAAATACCAATTGGCTTATGAGAATTTACCAATGTGGTTGCAACAAGGTGTTCTTACCTGGAATAAAGGTAACGTTGAACTAGAGAACGGTTCTAAGATTATCGCTGCGTCCACATCTAGTTCCGCCATTCGAGGTGGTTCTTTTAACATTGTATTCTTGGACGAATTTGCTTTCGTTCCTAATAATATTGCAGAAGAATTCTTTAACTCCGTTTATCCTGTAATTTCATCTGGTAAAAAGACAAAGATTATTATTGTGTCAACACCTAACGGTATGAATCTGTTCTACAAGTTGTGGATGGATTCTTTGAACAAGAAAAATAATTATATAAACTTTGAGATTCACTGGTCAATGGTACCAGGCCGTGATGAGAAATGGAAAGAAGAAACAATTCGCAACACCTCTGAACGACAATTCAAGCAAGAGTTTGAAACTGAGTTCTTAGGTTCTACCAATACTCTAATATCTGGTTATAAACTTCAACAGTTGGCATACAGTGATCCAATTGCCAACCATGATATGTTGAAGATATATGAACACCCAGTCAAAGAAGGTGTAAACGAGAGTAATACAGACCACCTATATGCAATTTGTGTTGACGTTTCAGAAGGTAAGAATCTGGACAGTTCTGCATTTCAAGTTATAGACATATCAGAAACACCATACAAACAAGTTGCGGTGTATAAAAGTTCGTCAATCACACCAATTTTATATCCTACCGTCATATACAATGCAGCCAAGTATTACAATGATGCGTATGTTTTAATAGAAATAAATAATAATCCACAGGTTGCAGACTCACTACACGCAGATTTTGAGTATGAGAATCTATGGAAAGTATTTACAGGCAACAAGAAACCACAACAACTATCAGCAGGATTTGCTCGTGGTATTCAAATGGGCCTGAAAATGTCACCTCAAGTTAAGGCAATTGGTTGTTCCAACCTAAAAACCTTGATTGAAGGTGACAAATTAGTTATTAATGATTTTGATACTTACTCCGAATTGACTACGTTTGTTCAACAAAAGAACTCATTTAGTGCGGAAGATGGTGCAAATGATGACTTGGTTATGTCTTTGGTGATATTTGCATGGGTAACAACTCAGCAATACTTCAAAGAAATTGTAAATCACGACATTCGTAAACAGATTCAGTTAGAAAATATGAATCAAATGGATGAGGACCTTTTGCCAGCACCAATTATTGAAGATGGTTTAGAACACGACTTCGAGATAATTGGTGATGATATATGGGAACTCGCTGATGGTGGAGAAACATACGCAAACTTCTTTAGAAAAGACTTGTGAAATTTGTAAATCCAGCGTTTCATAAATATACTATATGGTATTTTGCCAAGAGAACATAATAATTCAAGGAGAATAAAATGGCATTTCAAATCTCTCCAGGCGTAAATGTGTCGGAAATTGATGCAACAACAGTTGTACCTTCTACGCAACAAACGGCCGGTGCATTTGCTGGGACATTCCAATGGGGTCCAGCAGAGAAAGTAAAACAAATAGACAGTGAGCTTACACTTGTTAAAACCTACGGTAAGCCAGATTCGGGTTCAGCAGTATCATTTTTTACCGCATCTAGTTTCTTATCTTATGGTAATAACTTAAATATAGTACGTGCGGTTGGCAATCTTGCTAACAACGCAACTGACGGTAACGGAAGTAACATACAGATTAAAAATGAAGATGTTTACGAAGCTGCATACCTTGACGTTGACAACAGTAATGCTTATGGAGCTTTTGTTGCAAGATATCCTGGTACACTAGGTAACTCCGTGACTGTTCATGTTTGTGCAAATACTACAACTTATGGTACTTGGGCATACAAAAACTACTTTACATCCGCACCAGGTACATCTGAATATGCAAGTTCAGTAAATGGTGCAAGTGATGAAATGCACATCGTTGTAGTTGACCAAGACGGTTTGTTAACAGGTTCAGCTGGTTCTGTATTAGAAACTTACGGTTTTGTCTCAGCTGCGTCTGACGCAACAATCAATGGCAATACAAACTATTACAAACAAGTTATATCTAACAACTCAAAATACGTTTACTCAATGAGTCCTGTTGATTATGCAACAACAAGTTCAACTTGGGATAGAACGGCAGCAGGAAGAACATTCGGCCGTCCGTTGACAAACATTGTTACCAACTTAACATCAGGTACGAATGCTGTTCCTACTGACGGTAACATACAATTAGCGTATGACTTATTTTCAAATAAGGAAAGTATTGATGTTGCGTTGGTTCTAACAGGCGGACACTCAGTTACAGTTCAACAATATGTTATCGACACACTTGCTGTTGGTCGTGCAGATTGCGTGGCGTTCATTTCTCCACGTTACGTTGACGTTGTTAATCAAGCTGGTTCAGAAACTTCAAACATTTTAAACTGGTTAACCGCACTATCAAGAAGTTCTTCATACGTTGTTGCCGATTCTGGTTGGAAATATCAATTCGACAAATATAACAATTCATACCGTTGGATACCTTTGAATGGTGATATTGCTGGTCTTTGTGTTTTCACAGACAACAACAGAGACCCATGGTTCTCACCAGCAGGTTTCAATCGTGGTGCAATTAAAAACAGTATCAAGTTAGCTTGGAACCCAACAAAATCTTTCCGTGATACATTGTATGCAGCAGGTGTTAATCCTGTTATCTCAATGCCAGGTCAAGGTACATTGTTGTTTGGTGATAAAACGTTGTTGGCAAAACCTTCTGCGTTTGACCGTATCAATGTTCGTAGATTGTTTATCACACTTGAAAAGTCAATTGCACAAGCAGCCAAGTATTCTATGTTTGAGTTGAATGATGAATTCACAAGATCACAGTTTATTGCTTTAGTCGCTCCGTTCTTGCGTGAAATCCAAGGTCGCCGTGGTATTACTGATTTCAGAGTTGTTTGCGATTCAACTAATAATACACAACAGGTTATTGATAGCAACCAATTTGTTGGTGATATATACATTAAGCCTGCTCGTTCCGTTAACTACATCCAATTAAACTTTATTGCAGTTGGAACTGGTGTTGACTTCGTGACAATCGTTGGTGCAGCTTAATAAATAAACGATAATAGGAGAAAACAATGGCATTCAATGTATCAGAATTTAGAGCGAACATGATTGGAGACGGTGCCCGTCCTAATCTGTTTTCGGTTTCTCTAATATTCCCAACAATCGTACAAAACGCTACAGCTGCTGGCCAAAAAATAACATTTATGGCAAAGACAGCTCAACTACCAGGCTCTACAATAGGTACTGTTCCTGTTTACTACTTCGGTCGTGAAATGAAATTTGCTGGCAACAGAAGTTTCGCCGACTGGACATTGACAATTATTAACGATGAAGATTTTGTTATCAGAAATTCTTTAGAAAACTGGATGAATACTATCAATAGTCATTCGGGTAATGTAAGAAATGCTGCGGCTTTGAGTTCCAACGGATATTCAATTGACGCTAGTGTAATACAATACGGAAAAACTGGTAACGAATTGAAGAGGTATAAATTTGTTGGTGTGTTCCCACTTGATTTGGCACCAATCGACCTAGATTGGGGTTCAAATGACGCAATTGAGGAGTATACTGCAACGTTTGCTTATCAATTCTGGGAAACAGACACAACAACTTGATATTAGTGGAGGGCCTAGTGCCCTCCAATGTTTTTTTGATTTTATAATTACACACAATATATGGCAAATACAAATAAATTTTCACTTTTCGGTTTCACTATATCCCGTGCAAAGGATGAAGAAGAATCGACTACGCAACAGTCATTCGCACCTCCAAGTTCGGATGATGGTGCATTAACTATTACATCTGCCGCTTACTATGGCACATACGTTGACCTTGATGGTACTGCAAAGAATGAGGTAGAACTCATTTCTCGATACCGTGAGATGGCAATGCAACCTGAAATTGAATCGGCGATAGATGATATAGTTAATGAAGCTATTGTTCAAGATGATGACGGTAAAATTACCGAGATTGTTTTGGATGACTTGAAGCAAAATGATAAAATTAAGAAGGCCATTAAGGAAGAATTTAATAATATTCTTCGTTTGATTAACTATCAAAATATGGCTCAAGATATTTTTCGCCGTTACTATGTTGACGGTAGAATGTATTATCACATCATTATTGACCGTGATAATCCACAAGAAGGTATTAAAGAGTTAAGATACATCGACCCACGTAAGTTACGTAAGGTACGAGAAATCAAAAAACAAAAAGATGAACGCACTGGTGCGGACATTATGAAACCGGTTAATGAGTATTACATATACAATGACAAG